GGAAGATAAAAATGACCATCTTAATCCAAAATCCTATAAGGAGTTTTTTAGTATAATAGCTAAAGAATGTGAGGTTCATGAAGATTTAGTTGAAGAACTAGTAAGGTTCTTTTATAATGAGGTAAGAAAAAATTTAGAAGAATTAAAACATACACGTATACTACTTCCTAATTTAGGTACTTTTACATTAAGAAAAGGAAGATTAGATAGGGCAATTAAAAGACATAAAGATATGCTTGGTAACATTGAAAAAACAACTTATACAGGATACGGTAATCATTTACCTGTAAAAGACAAGTTAATTAAAATGGAAAAAGCAATAAAAAGAGTTGAACAAGAAATAACCAATAAAAAAAGATGGAAAGATGAAATTAAATAAATTATTTCAAGGTCTAAAAAACATTGACCACATTGTAGAAGGTATTAAAAATAAAACCTTTAAAAAACCATGGATAGAAGAAATTGCAAATCATAGATGGCAAATATGTAAAGCGTGTGAACATTTAGATACTATAGGTAGTAATTGTGCTGCACCTAAAACTCAACCGTGTTGTGCTGACTGCGGATGTAGTTTAGGATTTAAAACACGTTCATTATCTTCTTCTTGCCCAAAAAATAAATGGAAAGCACATGTTACTGCAGATCAAGAAGCTGAAATTATTAGAAAAATGAATAATAATCAACAATAAATAAAATGGCTGTAATATTTAAAGAAAATGGACATGTATATGAAAGTTTAGATGAAAACTTAAAAAAAGACCAAATTAAATGGACAAGTGTAACTTCATTTATTAGTAAGTTTAAACCTAAATTTGATGCTAAAGCAATATCTGAAAAATCCTGTAAAAATAAACGTTCAAAATGGTATGGTCTTAAACCCAAAGAAGTTAGAGATATTTGGAAAAAAGAAAGTGAACGTGCTATTGAATTAGGAAACTGGTACCATAATGAAAGAGAACAAGGATTACTTGATTTTAAGACAATAGAACGTGAAGGAGTAGAAGTACCTATTATAAGACCAATAGTTGATAAGAGCGGTGTTAAAATAGCTCCAGATCAAAAGTTAACTGATGGTGTATATCCAGAACATTTTGCATACTTAAAATCAGCATGTATATGTGGTCAAGCTGATTTAGTAACAATTGTTAATGGTAAAGTAAATATTACTGATTATAAAACTAATAAAGAAATAAAAGAAAAAGGTTTTACAAACTGGGAAGGTGTAACATCTAAAATGTTTAAACCATTATCTCACTTAGATGATTGTCACTTGAGTCATTATAATATACAATTAAGTTTATATATGTATATAATACTTAAACATAATCCTAAATTAAAACCAGGTAAACTTATTATTCAACATGTTAAGTTTGAAGAAACAGGTAAAGATGAATATGGGTATCCTATTACAAAGTATGTAAATGATGAACCTGTACTAAAAGAGTTAAAAATGTATGATCTTCCATATTTAAAAGATGAGGTAAGATCACTAATAATGTGGTTAAAAGAAAATTCAATATGTTAGCAAAATTATTTGATATATCAAACGGTAAAGTTATACCAACAGAACACTGTTATACTTTAAAATTTTTAAAGGCAATTATGGATAAATATCCTGATACACACTTATCAGTATACCAGTATTTATTTTATATGACATGTCCTGATCCAGATCTTAATCCATTCTTTAATGTACCAGAGGTAGATAAAGAAGAAATAATATTAGATGAAATAGAAATGGAAGAATCATTAGAATGCCCTAAAATAAGATATGCACTTGATAAATGTGCTGAGTTATATGAAACTCCAACCTTTAGAGCTTATAAAGGTATTAAATCTATGATTGATAAATTAGCAAAGTATATGGAAAGCACTTCAATTGAACATGGTAGAGATGGTAATATAAACTCACTAGTCAGTGCAGCTAAAAACTTTGATTCAATTAGACAATCATTTAAAGGAGCTTATAATGATATGAAAGAAGAACAAAAAAGTTCTGTCCGTGGTGGACAAGGACTTGCATATGATCAACTATGATAGGAAACTATGTGGTTGTCATATTATTTTTAGGATTAACAGTATGGGCCGTTTTTGGTGACCATGATAATAATTATAATTAAATAAAAATCAAAATGGAAAAAGTAATACCAGTTGGACACAGAGTCTTAATTAAACAAGTAAAAGCAGCAGAAACATATGGTGACTCAGGAATATATATACCTGATAGTCAAAAAATACAAGAAAATAAAGCATATGTAATATCTGTTGGTGATGTTGTACAAAATATACAAGAAGGTGATTGTATACAATACAGTGAGCATGCTAATGCAGTACCTATGAAACATGATGGAGAAGATCATTTACTTATAGATCAACATGATATATTAGCTATTATTGTAAGTGTATAAAGTTATACCTACATATGATAATGGAACTTGGACAACTACAGAATTTGAATCAATAGAATCTTTTAGGGAATTTATTGATTCAATTTTTTCTGAACCTGGTAAATATGAGTTTGATGAAACTGCGTTATTATTTAATGAACAAGCAGTCTTATTTAATTCACAAGGATTTTATTGTGATAAACCAATGAGGTCTAAAGACTTTATGACATATTGGGAAGATCAAAAAAATAAATGTAGACAAGGAGTTATATACAAGAATGAAAAAGGTGTTTGGTATTTAACTAGAGATTATTATATGTGGTTAAATTTTCTTCCTATTTATGATAAGGAAGAAAAAGCATATGGTTTTGCTAAAGTAAGAGATGCTCAATATCACATGGCTTTATATGAGATAATGGCTGAGATTAACTATAAACATGTTGCAATACTTAAAAAAAGACAGATAGCATCATCCTATTTTCATATGGGTAAACTAATAAATATGTATTGGTTTGA